ATTTCAGCCTGTAACTCATAGCTCATTGCATTGGTTAACTCGGCGTCAATATCAATACCGTTCATGTTCTTAAGATCCTGCTCGAGCTCAACTGACCAACGAGCTGCTAATCTACGTGTACCAGCTTCAACAGCTGTCTTCTCGAAAGAGATAGAAGCTGTAGGAATTCTGGATGTGAATTCGTAGTTAGCTAATAACTGAGCAACACCCTGATCTTCTCCGATAATTTCGAAGTTAGAATCATTTTCGTATGCAGATAAGGTTGCAGACTCAGCACCAGTGAAACGGGTATCAAGATAGTTGTAACCCATTTCACCAGAAACAGTATGACCGAAGGAGCCGTTGTTAACAGCACCAGCGGCATCAGCCTGCCATGGATATGGAGGAACTGTTCCGTTGCTGTCATTGTACTTACCGGAGATCTGATCACCTAAGACATCGTTGTCATACTTGTAACGTAAAGCGAATGCTAATCCAACAGGACCAGACATTGGCTGAACACCAACGATTTCATTTGTGATTAACTCAGGGAAGGTACGACGAATCATCGGGATGAGGATCTTAGGTAAGCGAGCGTCACCTGATGCGTACCAATCTGTACCAGCAGGATCAACCTGGCCACCGTAGGAGCCCATACCGCCTGGGGAATAAGCACCACCGAAGACACCACCGGTGCCACCAGATAAGTTTGCGTTTTCTTCAATACACCACTTCTCTTGGTTTTCGAGAAGGATTGCCGTGTTAAGACGAGTGTGATCGTCTTCGATATTTCTTACGTTCTTGGAACTAAAGTCAAGAACAGGAGACCATTTCTCTAAGAGAGCTTGAGCTCTATCTGGAGAAATATAGGACTGTGATGGTTTAATTTTGTTCATATATTTAACTTTTTAAATTTTAAAAATAAGCTTTTAACTTAATCAGGCTTGTGCCTCAACAATAAATTTTTTTAATTAGAATCTACCGAGCTCATCCATATAAGTTCTTGTTAATGGATGGTCAGGAGTACCGTTAGCACTTTCTTCAACAATTGTGCTTTCTTCAACGACTGGTCTATCAACCTTAGCGGAAATAGACTGCTCTTTAGCTTGCTCGGTTAACTGTTCGATCTTCTTGAGCTCTTGCTTATCGAATAACTTGGATGTATAATCAAAGTTTTCAGCGATAAACTCAGCTGTCTTACCTTCGAAAACTCTCTTAATATAGGATTGTTTATCGTCGGCTAAACCGCTGACTTTCTTCTCAAGGATTAAATCTGATTTTGCTCTTTCGAATTTCTCAGCGAGAACTCTGTTTTGCTTTTTCAATTTAGCAATTGATTGAGCACTCTCATCAAGTTTTTGCTTACCGTCTAAGACAGCAGACTTAATATTTTCTTGACCGAGAACTAAATCAATTGAAAGCATATTTCTTAACTCGCTTAATACATTCATTGCTCTCTTGTTCTGAACAGCCTCAGCAACCATTTCGCTTGGCATGTTCTCTTCTAAGTAAACCTCGAGATAATTGGAGATTGACTCAACAAGTGTGTTCTTAAATGTACTGGCGTCTTCGTTAAGAGCCTTCTCATACTTACCAATTACTGCACGTAACTTGTGAGTATGATTTTCGGTAATAGCGTCAACTACTTTCATGAGCTTGTCAGAGTGATTGCGGTCGATAGCTTCTACAAGTTTTTCAACTTTAGCAGCGTGATCTTCATCAATCTTAACTGCAAGACCCTCTAATTGTAGCTTAGCTCGCTCTTCAGCAATCTTATCGACTTGCTGTTCGAATGCCTCGGAAAGTTGATTGAGGTTTTCCTCACTCAACATATCTTTGGTAACTTCTTTTAATTTTTCAATTATAGCTGACATAAGCTTTTAAAAAAGTGGTTTGTTAAATGAATTCTTAATCCTATCTTTTACCTTAGAATCAATTACACGTTCTAAATATTTATTGGCTTCTGAATAATTTTTTAAGCCTACCTGTTTGATAAATTCTCTTAATTCTTTTCTATCTTTCATATTTTTACTTAAGCTGGGTTATGAAGTTTAATACTTGTTCAAACAAATACTTATCAACTTCTTTTTTTGGTAAGCTTACCAATGAGTCTTCTAATGTTTCATAGGCTTCAGAAAACTCTCCGTTATTATCTAAAATCCATTGTTTGGATTCTAAGATACCATTAACGAAAGCTTTTGGACATGATGGGTCAGCTACTACATCAATAGCAACTAACTTCATATTCTTAACTCTGTTAATGTCTTCTTTAATAGGATCAGGTTCTAACTGACCTAAGCATCTTGTAGATACTCCAGGAGTTACACCATCATGAATTAAATTTTCAACAATCTTACCCATTGGTGTAGAAAGAACTTGAGACTTTCCAATGAAATAATTACCTTCTTGTCTTAAATTAACAACGTTGTGACAGGCTCTTGATAAGTCAATATCAACAGTTGAAGGATGGTTTAATTCACCTAACGCTCTACCATTCTTAATACATTCGTCTGTATAGCGCTTAGCTTCACTAACCATTTCATTGAGATCATAGCATCTCT